AGAGAAAGCGGCGTACTCGGCCTGCACCGTCTGGGGCATTTTCTTCCGGCACTATTCGGATGAGCGGGAATGGATGCAGGGCGTGACGCCTGGGGATGCCGACGCGATGGGCCGCGTGCCCAACGTGCTACTTCTCAACTGCTTCCGCGGGCGCTGGGAATATCCGGAACTGCGGCGGCTCATGCACCAGATGGCCAAGGACTATCGGTGCGACACGATCGGCGCGGTGCCGGACAAGGATAAGCGCTACAAGCCGGATATGAATCTGGTCGAGGCAAAGGCATCCGGCATCACGGTTGTGCAGGAATTGAATCGCACGGGCGAGACGTTTACACGGTTCACGCCGGACAAATTCGGCGACAAGATGCAGCGCGTGCGGCTCATCACACATCTCGTCGAGGCCGGCCGTATCTGGCTGCCGGTGCGACCGAATGGCGAATTCAATTCCGCCGCCAAGCTGTTGCTTGAGCAATGCCTGTTGTTTCCGAATGCGGAAAGCCGTGACGTGGTGGACACACTGACGCAGGCGCTTTTGCGACTGCAATATTCCGGCTGGATTGCGCATCCGGACGATGCGGGGGAACCCGCGGACATGGCCCCCGCCGAGGAAGCGCCATTGTATTGACGGCGCGTGTTGCATGGCCCCAACCTATTGTGTTAGGTTGCGTTGTTGGTCGCCAAGTTCGGCGGCAGGTCGGTTGCACAGCCCAAGGGCAAATCAGGAATGCCGCCTCGTCAACGCCGAGCCGCAGCAGCGCCCGGAGATCCATTGGTCTTTGACCAAGGGCGCGCGACTGTTGGCGCGGAACCTATGGGCAGCACGTCGGTGGAAATTCCTGTCGGCGGTCCCGACATGGTGGACGGCGTGGCCGTCGAGGAAGGGCCGGACGGCGGCAGCGTCATTGATTTTGCGCCGGTTGCGGCGATGGTGGCGCGGGGCACCCCGCCTGCACACGACGCCAATCTGCTTGAAACGATGTCGCCGAACGAGGCGCAGACAATCGCCGGCAAACTTGTCGAGCAGATTCAGGACGATTGGGAAAGCGCCAACGAATGGCGCGATCAGGCGGCCAAGGGCATTGAATTGCTGGGCGCCAAGATTGAGGAAAAAGACTTTCCGTTCAAAGGTGCGGCGGCCGTCACGGACCCGCTTCTTATGGATGCGCTGGTTCGGTATCAGGCTAATGCCAGCTCCGAAATGTTGCCTGCGCAGGGTCCCGCCAAGGTCGCCATCGCTGGCGTGACGGACCAAGAACGGGAAGCCAAAGCAAGCCGCAAGCAGCAGTTTCTCAATTACTATCTGACCGAGGAAGCGCCGGAATATTACCCCGATTACGACCAGATGCTTTTCTGGCAGGGGCTTATCGGCAGCACCTTCAAGAAGGTCTATCAGGATCCGCTGCTTGGCCGGCCGGTCGCGCCGTTCCTGACGCCAAATGATCTGATTGTCGCCTACAACACGACGCACCTGCCGACATGTCCGCGCGTCACGCACGCGATTGACATGTACCAGCGCGACGTCAAGGCAATGCAGAAGGCCGGCATTTATGCGGACATTGAACTGCCGCGGCCCGACGAGACGGCGACGGCGCAACAGTCGTCAGTCACGATCGCAGTGGATCGCGTCGAGGGCAAGACGCCGATCATTCCGGACGATGACGACCGCGTGCGCCTGTACGAGAGCCACGTCGATCTGGATATCCCGACATTTGCGCACATGATGGACGGTGCCGTTTCCGGTATTCCGCTGCCGTACAAGGTGACGGTCGAGAAGGACAGCCAGAAGATTCTGGCCATCTACCGGAACTGGCGCGAGGGCGATGCCAAGTTTCGCAAGCGCAACTATTTCGTCCATTACAAGTTTCTGCCTGGCTTGGGCTTTTACGGTTTCGGTCTTGTCCACTTGCTTGGCCAGTCGACAAAGACGGCGACCACGATCCTGCGGCAATTGATCGACGCCGGCACGCTCGCGTCGTTCCCCGGGGGCCTGCGCGCCAAGGGCGTGCGGATGACGAAGAATAATATCCGCATCGGCCCGACGGAATTTGCCGAGGTGGATACCGGCGGCATGCCGCTGGAACAGGCCATCAAGCCGCTACCCTACAAGGAGCCGTCGCAGCAATTGCGTGAGCTGCGCACGGAGGTGGTGGCGGACGCGCGCCGCACGGCCAACACCACGGAGATTGCCGTAGGTGACGGGCGGCAGGATGCGCCGGTCGGAACGACAATGGCACTTCTTGAGCAGGCCACGCGCGTCGAGTCCGGCATCATCCGCCGGCTGCATCGTTCCATGCGCATGGAATTGCGCCTGTTTTCGGAACTGTTTGGCGAGTTCCTGCCGGCGAACCAACCATATCCGTTCCCCGTTCAAGGCGGCATGTCGCAGGTCGTCAAGGCCGATTTCGTCAACAGCGGCGATGTCTTCCCTGTTTCGGATCCGTCCTATGGTTCGGCCACGCAGCGTCTCGTCAAGGCGGAGGCCCGGCTGCGCTTGGCCATGCAGGCGCCGCAGATTCACGATCTGCGCGAGGCGTACCATCAGGTCTACACGGCGATGAATGTGGATCCGGAGGCAATAGACCGTCTTCTACCGCCGCCGCAGCAGGCAATGCCGATGGACCCCGTGTCCGAAAACATGGCCGTCATGACCGGCAAGCCCGTGGCCGTGGGGCCGTGGCAAGATGACGAGGCGCACATTCAGGTTCACTCTGCGATAGCGGACCAGCCGTCGATGGCCGCGCACATCAGCGAACACATGGCGCAGGCGTTCCGGAAGAAAATCGAGCAGATCCTTGGCATTCCGCTGCCGCCGCCGGGCGTGCGTCTGCCGCCGCCGATCGAGAACCAGATTGCGGAACTGACGGCAAAGGCAGCGCAGATTCTCAAATCCATGTCCGGTGCGCCGGGTACGCCGAGCGATCCGGCGATGATGGCGCTGCAGGCCGAATTGCAGTCGCGCGCGCAGGAGACGCAGGGCAAGATTCAGGAAGCCATGATCCGGTCGGCGACCGAGCGGTACAAGACCGACGTCAAGCGCGACGTGTCGCTTGCTCAGATGGCGTCGAAAGAACGAACCGAACGAATCCGCGCGTTTGCATCGGTTGCGGACAACCGGGAAGCAGCGCGGCCAGAGGCACTTGATATCCTTGAGGGGAGAACACCATGAAGGACCGTCTTGACACCCAGCGCGCCAAGGCCCGCGCGATGATGCCGGAAATGGCCACGGGCCGCTCAAACCTTGGCCGCGAGATGTCAGCCGCTGCACCTGCAAAGGAAACGGTGCGGCAGACGTCGAAGCGTCCGATGCCGGCGCCGAGCCCCATCAGCAAAGCCGCGCCGGACCGTTACCAGCGTCCGGGTCCCATGACGATGGAGCGGGTGGCGGCGTATGCGCAGGGCGGCAAGGTCAAGGCCCGTCTCGCCGAGAGCCGCGGCATGGAGCGCAAGAAGGCCAACGCGCGCGTCGCGGAAAGCCGCGGCATGGAGCGGGCCGAGATGCGCAAGGATCTCGCCCAGGACAAGCGCATGATCGCCAACGCCGTGCATAAGCACGAGGGCCATCTGCACAAGGGCGAGCCGAAGACGAAATTCTACAAGGACGGCGGGAAGGTGAAACGTGACGAAAGCGATGTGATTGAGTTTTCCGGGCCCGAGTTGGATGAATTGGAGCGCACAAGCAAGGAAGTTTCTTCCGGAGAAGGTGCGCGCGGGAATAGGGGTAAGGCGGCGGCGGATGCGTGGGCGAATCAAAGACAAAAGAAGGGAAAATCTCAGCGCGCCGCAGCGGATGCTTCGGATGTCGTTCGTGGATTTACCGGAGACGCAAATACCCCCATGTATCCAGGCGGTAAGGAAGAGACAACGAAAGCATGGGAAGAGGGCCTGCGCGAGAATAAGCCGACGGCCTTTGCACGAGGCGGCAAAGCCTGCGCGCCGCGCAACAAGGTCGCGCGTTACGCTATGGGCGGCGCCGCCAAGGTGCGGCAGGGCCACGGCCAGAAGGTCGGCAAGATGCCCAAGG